AGCGGCGGCGTAGGCCTTGAAGACCTAAACAAAATGAACCGACTCATAAAACAACACAACTTCATAATGAAATACATCGCAATCAACCCGATCCAAGAAGAATCCCTGCGCAACTTGCCTTACCCCAACTTATTCCGCGAAGTCACCAACCCACTTACCAATGAAGTTGAACAAAAACTCGGCATATGGACGCTTTTAGTCAGCAATCTTGTTCCAGCAGGCATAGTTTACGGCATCAGCGACGGCCAAAACCCAAACAACAACTACGCACCAATGGGGTTCATGGTAACCAAACAAGAAATCACAACAGACATCGACATCCAGAAAAGGCTGCGCAAAATTATCCCGTTCACAAGCTACCGCAAAACACCCTACGTCGCAAACGGCTTCTGCGTATGCAAATCCACGGGCTACTCAACCAGTTAAACGATTATTTGTTTGCTCCAGTTTTTTAAGTCTGGAACCGTAAAGCCGGCTTCAAATTAACCAATTCACGGAGGCTTTTCATGTCAACTTATCCAGCTTTCACTTCGCTAGAAGAAGTTATCGGCTTTCTAAATGCGACCGGACCTGATGGAAACAGCAATTATCTTGTTTACGGGCTTTCCGTTTCAAACAACAGCGTTCAAGCATACGTTGACCACGCCAACACTTACATAGGCAGCTTCGCGCCCAGTGTAACATCAACGGATCCGCGTTACCCCTTTGCTCAGTTAGCCGCACTAGACCTTGCATGCATTGCCGTTTTAGTTGCGGCAAGCGGCGGAATGCTATTGGGCGCGGCAGATTACAAGCTTGGCGACCTATTCATAACTAAAGGCACCGTTGGAAAATTCTCATTTCAAAACGCAGTACAAAGCTTCCAAGAAAGCTTCACCCGAAATATAGCGAATCTTTCAACTGGAGCAGTAAGCGCTCAAGCCCGCCTACGAAATGAAGTTCCACATTACAGGGGACGGTGGCGTTAGGAATGGCAAAGCGAAAACTGAGGCTTCTGCTTATTCCAGTTGCTATGGCGCTTTTCGTGATAGGTTGGATTCTTTATTATTTCGGTAGTAGAAAGCGGAGAAAAGCTTAGATGTCAACTAATCGACTAGGTGTGCGGTGCCGTTTGGACAATAAACTTTGTCGTGTCTTTGTGCACTGACATAGATTTTTTGACAAACATGCAGTTGTTCGCATCCATCACAATCACGAGATAGCATCTTGTCACCTCTCTTAGTTCAACAAGTTCCGTCCCATAATGCGGATCATGGAAATAAGGATTTTTGTGAAACTCTATGTCAAGAACAGTTGTCGAACAAATCGGAAGTCTGCAAGGGATAGTGTTGATCGAAAAACGGAGAAAAATACATGTCAGTTAATCAGGCTTTAGCGGTTTCGGAGTTGCTGCAGGAAAATTGGGGGCTATCAAGTCCCAATGCTGTTGCAAATATTTTGTGGCCTACAACTCGGATGGATGCGATTGGAATTACCCAGGGAAAAGGATCCTTACAAATAGCTGTCTACAACGCGAGCCCAAGCAAGCAGGTTGATGCGCTTAGTCGCGAGTGTTACCTGGTTACTGAAAAACTGGTTGTCGACATAATTGTGGTTAACGTCAGCCAAAGCATGGCTGATTTGGCAACTGCAGAATCTACTTTGGAGGCCTTGCAGGCTGAAGTTACCCGCATTATACACTTGCAAGACCCAAACTATGTGGTAACAGGGGAGCCGATTCATAGTAACGCAACTGAAGTGACGCGCGTTATGATCAATGTTGACGCCGTTTACTTCAGCATCTCAAGTTAATAGGCAGGTGAAGCGAATGTCAGAACAAAAAAGAGCAGCAAACCAGAAGTTTAAGACCAAATTTAGCTCTTGGGTTGTGACCTACAAAAATGGTTCTCAGGTTCTTGTGGAGCACAGGGTAACGAAAATAGCTTAGTCGAGAAATCTGACCTCACTTTTTAAATAAAAACCCTGGTGCAAAAAACTGAGGCACAAAAAACTAAAGAGCGGTTAGACCCTTAATGGCCTAACCAATAACCATTCGATTCATGAAAGTGCCGAGCCATGAGCAGTATAAGACTTGCCCGGTTTGTCCGTTGACAGTTATCATACCGTAGTAGCTGGTTCCTTTGAGCACTTGCATCATGTAGTATCCGTAGAACGTGGTCGCTTGTCCGACTGTGGTTCCTGGGTAGTTGGTGTTTAGGAATTGCTGTGCCGCAGTTTTAGCTTGATCCACGGTAACTGACATGGTTGTTGTCGGTGTTCCTCTGAGCCAGGTCATCATACCGCCTGAGCCCATCATGCCTCCATTTGTTCCTGTTGTCAGGTAGCCCATCATGCCCGTGTTGCTTGAGATTCCGTATTTAGTGTTCCATTCCATCATTGCGCCTTGTTCGGCTGTGACTGCTCCTGTAACGTTGTTTATGGTTAGTTCGAATGCGCCTGCTCCGGTATTTGTTTCTACGACTCGTGCGTAGAAGCAAGTTGAGTATTGGTCAACTTCTGCGACTGAAAGATTTGAGTTGCCTAGTTGTGTCACGTAATTTTGGGCTATTGTGGTGGCGTTATCGATTGTTAATGCAGTTGTGGTTGTTGATGGAACTGTAGGAGTGGCCTGGGCTCTTATTCCTGTTGTTGCAGGTGGCGTTGCGTTCGAGTTTATTGTCATGGGTATGAATAGGAATATGAATGCTGAAGCGGTTACTAGCGCTGCTGCGATTACCGCGACGGTTAATATGATGATTATTTTCTTTGTGTTCATTTTTTTTACTTCTCCTTTATGTTTACCTAAAGGGCTTTGAGTGATTTGATAGTTGGCTGAAACGGTTGTGAAACAGTTTTGAAAAGGTGATGGCTGCGGGTGCCCTTCAAGTTAGGGTATATCTATTTACGACATACCTTATATGACATGCGTCATAACGCGCTTATAGGCATGTTCATGCCAAAAATCAAATTCCATGGAAAACACTCCGAAATTCGTTAATTCATTACTCCAACCTTGAGGACAGATTTAGTTGAGCGTTCAGATTTCAGTTAAATTGTTAAATTTTGACGTTGGGAAGGGTTGCTTTGATTGCCTTTGTGAGCAATATCCTGAGGCTGTTGCTGCTGGAATGATGAACGTAGCTCAGAATATTTTAGCGACGGCAAACACGTTGGTTCCGGTTAGAACGGGATATTTGAAAAGCACCTTGGCGATTGAGCAACCAAGCAATTTTCAAATTAAGGTCAAGGCTACAGCGCCGTATGCATATTATGTGGAGTTTGGTACAAAGAAAATGTCTGCGAGACTTTTCCTCACTAACTCGGTTAATCAGCATCTTAGCGAATTCGTGCCGGAGATTGAGCAGCAAATCAAAGATTTGCTACAGGGCTAAAGGTCTTTACAGTAACCACATGTAATCGAGGTGAAAAAATATGAGTACATCTACGCCAGTCCTAAGTAGATTAGCCGTCGTTCAAGTTGGCGGGACAGCGATCGGCTTTCTAACGGATTTCACATCTGACATTAAAGCAGAAGTGATAAAAGAGTACGTTTGCCAAACTGCACCAACACCAGCTTTCTTGGCCAGCGGCAACCAATCCAACACCTTCAAAGCATCAGCACTTTTCGTTCCATCACTTTATGCAGCTTTGCTAAATGATGTTCTTAACGGCACGGTCGTAACAGTTATTTGGGGACCACAAGGCACAACCACAGGAAACCCGAAAATCACCTACAACAACGTTATCTTAACTGCTTACAGCGTAAAAAACGGGCAGAAAGGAACCATTGCAAACGACATAAGCGGAGAAGCCCAAACAATTACACCTGGCTCATTCTAAGTTGGTCGCTTCCTTATTTTTTCAATAAATTCAAAGTATTTTTTAGATTAGTCTTTGGTCTACAAACGAGGATTAAATAAGAAAATGTAACTATGCTACCTTTGAGGCATTCACTTGACAAACGTCAATGACGCTACCGAAAAAGACATGCAACAAGCAGAAGTTTTCGATGCATTAGGGCATCCCACCCGAGTAGTTATCCTGAAGGCTTTAAGTGAAGGACCAGCAGGTTTTGCTGAATTAAAAAAGAAAACGGGGATCGAAAGTAGTGGTCATCTTTTGCATCACTTAAACAAGCTTGCCGGCTTGGTAAAAACCGATGAATATGGCAAATATTGTCTTTCAGATCAAGGAAGAGACGCTTTGCTGAGCGTGCAAACTGTGGAAAAGGTTGCGGATTTAAAGGCGAACAGGAAGGCAGCGAATTATCTTGAACATGCAGAAACGATCTTGAAAGGTCTTTTTGTTGCCTTTGCCGCTCTATTGGTTCTAAGTTCTGCAGCAGCGTTTTACGAGTTAAAAGATATGGCTCTGTTTGAGCAAACTATTGTTCTCGGAGTTGCCTTTTTTGTTTGCCTGGGAGCCTATCTTCGAATACAAGCAGAATATGTCTCAAAAGTAGAACCAGCATCAAATATTGAAAGGCAAAAAAATGAAAATTAATTATCTGGGTAATGTTAGCAGCAAAAGTCACCTATTGCATATCCCTGTTCCTTGAGTATATGTGATAGCGTACTTGGTTGGAATTGTGATCCAGGTTGTTTATCCAATTTCCATCAGTTCAACTCTCATACTG